ACACGCACAGAAGAATTGTTGACTAGATCCGTCCAGGGTCTAAATTCGATAACCTTTGCAAGATTGTCACTATAAATTGAATTTGACCTGGTTGGAGAACCGATGGCAATCTTGTCTGGAGTAATCTCGACATCTGTACTTACGAACCGACCATCCCTGCTCTCAATGGTTCTAAAGAAATGCCTAGGAGCATAAGAGAACAGCATCTTCTTAGATTCCAAGTCAATGACATTGGAACTAATTGCCGTTGAATTAAACCCGAAATCACTAATAAATCCAGAATTAATTAACAAATCGCCGCCTGATAATTTAACTGAATTTTTGGTAAAAGAAGCAAACTCAGATGCCCCGTCTTTGATCTTCATACCTTGAGCATCGATTGTGGTATGTATGCCCGCTTTGCTGCCAACGTGAGCGCCCACGCTATCGTGTGAGAATGTGTTGGTCAAATTCGCAACCGTACTCTTAGCTTCACTCGCGTCGCTCTGCGCCTTTGTGGCTATAGTCTTTGCCTCCTTTGCTGCTGTTGTTGCGTTCTTTGCGTCTGTGGCTACATGGCTCACTTCCTCCGCTGCCTTCTCAGCCTTAGCTGCGACAGTCTCGACCTTCTCCGCTGCTGCTGTTGCTGTGGTTGCCACGTCAGCAATCTTCTCTGTGGCTGCGTCAGCCTTCTTCTCAACTGCTGCCGCCTTCTCCTCGACTGCGGCAACCTTAACCGTAGTCTTGTGGGTGTCTTCTACCGTTTTGCGCGTGGTCGATGCGAGGGCGGTCAGACGCTTCTCCGTGGCTTCCTGTGTGCGTTCCTGGGACGTTGTGCCACTCTTGGTCAGCGTTCCTTCGATTGCGCCGAAGCTGTATCGCGTGGCCTTTGGGTCAACAAGGTTAATCGTTCGACCAACACAGAGCATCATGCGGTCAATGCCATGCGCCTCGCTCGTAACCTGGACGCGCTGCAAGTAATCAATCTGCTGAACAGTCGCGTCTGCGTAGTGTAAGTCCGTGGCACTTACGGTGATGGAATCAGAGAGCTTGCCTGCAGCAAGGTCAGCCACTGCTTTGTCCGCGAGTGCCTGTGGTTGGCTCAGATGGTCATACTCCATCAGCTTCTCGATAACGCCGTAACGCTCAGCCATTGCAGTATCGACAACCGCATCGCCGATAATGTCATAGCCACCGCCAACGTAGGCGTGTTCGTCGTCGATGGTTACGTCCTTCTCGTCTTCACCCTCGCCAGTCTTGCCAACGGGGACAATGGCCGTGTAAATATCCTTACCATCCGCGCCGGTGTTTAGATCCAGAAGATTCTGGCCAAGCTCCACAGACTGCGCAGCTTCGCTTGAACCGTCCGCGTTCAGCCAGTCAAGGTAGTTATCCTCGCCCACATAGCGAACACGGAAATAACCGCCGCAGAGCTTCGTGAGCTTCTCGCGCATCTCCTTCAGTGTGGCTGGACGAGTTCCTGTACCACGCTGAAGCGCGCCAAAGTTAACGCCAGCGTTAATGCCTACCTTGAACTTCTCGCATCGGTTAGAAACGCGCGAGTTGTGTTGCTCAATGAACCACTCGAACAGCTCGCCGGCCTTAGCGGGAGCGTTAATTTCGCAGTCAATCTCGTCAGTGTCATATGTCTTATAGGGACGAACCGTGGTGTCGTTCAAGTACGCCATAGCGCCCTCACAGGTGACATCAATAGATCCATTCATGGACATCGACACTTTACGGATTCGACCACGGAAGAGAATCTTCTGCGTCTCGTGTTCCGTGAGTTCAATCTCGCGCTCGGTGTTCATGACCGATTCACGGTTGAACGCGCGCCATAGTGGGTGCGTTGGCTGCACGGTAAAAGAAAGAGTCGGAGACTGCCCCGACTCTTCTACAAGCTTACCGGTTGAAATCTGCACGCCTTCCTCACGCGGATCATGAATGACGTTTCCCGCATAAGTCAGCACATACATTTACGACACCCTCTCCCACATATAAACAGCGCGATATGGTGGCATGTTGTTGTGTGGCTGGCCGCCGCCGACCGCATCAACCTGGAAGCGGTAATTGGTGTAAGTGTCTGCCGAGCGTGCCGTCCACTGGCTACCGCCGCCATTGTCCGTGCCATAGTGCATGGAAGTGTCGTGGCTGTGGCTTGGCATTTCATTGATAGTTAGCGTGTGAGTGTCCTCGCCGCCTATTGAGCCGGCTGGGAACTTCTGCGACTGAGCCAAGAGGAATACACCATTCAGCGACTGCCATGTGCCGCCAAGAAACGTGGCTGGGTCTGTTGGCTTTGTGCTTTGGTAGATCGCACCTACTGGAAACATTGCGTCCAGCAGGTCGAAGTTCTTGGCCAAGTCCTTAATAGTCTGAACAGTCTCGTCCGTGACGTCAGGCTTCGTGAGACCCAGCCTTGGTGTCTTTGTACTCATTAGATATCCTTCCAATCGAAGTCGAGCATAACTGTTGTGTTGTTGTGCATCTCTGCGTCATCGACGTATGCATGCTCGCGCCATGTTCCGCGCATATCCTGCCACTTCTTACCGGCAAGGCTGGACCACTTCAGACCCTTGAGCCTGTTTTGTCCAGCGCGGCCAATGTATGCCAGGCTTGTGCCGTCAAGCTGCTCCCATGTAAGTCCCGCATAATCGCGCCAGATGGCCGTTCCGTAGTCCGGCGTAGTATTTACTGTTACGCGGTTCTTTTCGTTATGCAGCTCCAAGTCGCGGTTTATCCACACACCCGGCTTAAGGTCAACGGTTCGTCCGTTGATGTTGACCAGGGCGCGTGTCTGACATGTAATGGTTGGAACCACCGCATGAGCGGGTCCGTCGATGATGTAGGTCTTGCCAAGCTCACCGTCGAGCTCGTAGTGCATGACACCGCGCGACTTGTACGGGTCTGCGGTGATTGTTAGCTTGATGGCCGCCGTCTCGTCGTAGAGCGTCTGAGAGGTGACCTCGAAGCGCCCTGTGTACGTATAACCCTCATCCCAGGACAGCGTGAACTCTAAGCGTCTACCGTGGAGCATGTTACGCAGGGCGGTCAGCGTCGTCTCGACGCTTGCCCAGTCGTGTGTGTCGAGCGGTGAGAGCGTGATGGTGATTGTTCGCTTGTCGAACACCGGAGCGCCTGTCAGCCACTCCGACAAGTCCAGCACGCCGTCGCGTCCAGGGATAGACACCGTAGACGTTCTGGTGGCTGGTGGCTTGTCTATGTAGTTCGTGACCGCTAGGCGGTAGGTGGCGCAAAGCGGCACTCCATCAACCACAACTTCATATGTGTCTGTTAGCTCCGTCATCTGTTTGCCACCACCTTATATTCGCCAAGGTTCGAGTCCACATACGGCGAGACAATCGAACCGACCGTCTGGCCATCCATCACAACGCGCATATTGCGCACATCTTCACGCAGTCCAGAAATCTCGCTAATCAGTTCGTCGTCACTCTTAGAGTTGTTCACCGCGTCGCTGATGTAGCCTGTGAGCGTGCTGATTGGTGCGACCGCTTCCGGTCCTGCTTCTCCACCAATCATGGCTTTGTTTCCGTTCATGCCAAACATGGTCGGATTCATCAGAACACCACCGTCGGCGTACCACTCAATGCCCAAGCTTGGGACTGATGGTGGAGCAAGCGAGAGTGTGCCGGAGATACTGAAGTGCGGAAGTTTAATCTTTGGGAACTCAAGATGAAGTCCGCGGAAGAATCCGCCGATTGCGTCCAGGGCTCCGGATACGGTGTTCTTAGCGTCGCCCATAACATTGCCAATCGTGCTCGCGATACCATGGAAGACGTTGCCCACGGTGGTCGAGATACCGTTGAATACCGCCTGGAACGTTCCGGAGATTCCGTTGATAATGCCTGACAGAGCAGACGAGAGACCGTTCACGATGCTCGTGACGGTTGTACTCATGCCCTGGAACACTGTCTGCGCACCATTGGCGGCCATCTGCCAGTTGCCTGTGAAGATACCAACGAACACGCCGATAACCGTCTGAATTACGCCGACTGTGGTCTGAATAATGCCTGAGATTGTTCCCATAACCGCCATGACAATGCCGCCGACAACCTCGAACGCCGCACCAAATACCACAGACACGATTGTGGCCACTGTAGTAAACGCTACGCCCAAGTTCTGTAGGACTGTGTCAACAAGTGGCTGAGCCGCTGCAGCGAACTGAGAAATGGCGTCTCGTGCCGTTTCAATGTATGGCGATAGAGTTTCAAACGCTCCGCCGACAGCTTCACCGAACCCGCTGAACGCTTCAACAATAAGACCCGCGCCCGTGCTTAGTCCATCAAGTGCAGGCTGCAGGATGCTCATGACGAAGTCGGCCACCGGCTGCATGGACTGAAGCCACGCGTCAAATCCGCCGCCCGTGGATAGGTTGGTGATTGCGTCGGCTAGTTGCTTGATTAGATCCGCTGCGCCGTTAACAACAGCCGCGAATGCCCCGCCGAGCACCTCAACGATTGAGTTCAACACTGGAACGATGGCGTCTATTGCAGCGCCGAAGATTGGTCCTAAGGCGTTGCCAAGCTCACCAAGCGCGCCCATAAGATTGCCGAGCGCTTCTTGCAGTGGTGGAGACACCGCGACCAGTCCGGCAAACGCGGCGATGGCGATTCCAACGGGGCCACCTAACGCACTAAGCAAGCCGGACAGAGGGCCAAGCAAAGCACTAAGCACTGGGATATTAGCGATAACCGGAGCAAGACCGCTGAGAGCCATGGCCGAGAAAGCCGCGGCGATAGGAGCCACGAACGTCGGAATATTGCCGAGTTGCTTTCCCATGGCGTCAATAGCCGGTGCAGCTTGCTTGAACGCATCGACCAACACTTGAATGGCTTGCGTGAAGATTGGAGCGGTCAGACGCGACAGAGCGGCGCGAACGTTAGCAAATGAGCCAGCCAGTGTATCACCAGACGACAGAGCCGCTTCGCCTAGACCGACGCGCATGGCTTCCGAGAATGTGTGGAAGTCAATCTGTCCTTTGGAGACCATCTCGGAGACTTCCTTGGACGTCTTGCCAAGGTATGTGCCCAGGAGCTGAAGTACCGGCACGCCAGAGCTTGAAAGCTGCATCATGTCATCGCCCATCAGCTTGCCGCGCGATGCGACGGAGCTGAAGATGACGCCGACATCATTGAAAGCTCGACCAGATGCTGCCGCAACGTTCGCGACGGACTTCAGCGTGTTGGTCATATCTTCGCCGGACTTAATGCCAGCTGCAGAAAGCGTTGCTGCGGCTGTTGCTGCGTCACCTAGGCCAAACGCCGTGCCACGAACTGATTGCGTGGCCGAGTCCATGATGGATTCGATGTCCTGGGCGTCATGGCCAAAGCCAGCGAGCTTCTTTCGTGCGTTGTCAATGTTCAGTGCGCGGTCGATGCCGCCCTGGAGGGCCATACCAGCAACCGCGGCAATTCCCGCCTGGCCTACGCCAATCAGCGAGCTCGTGATTTGCTGGGTGTTGGTGCGCACGGCGTTCCAGGCGTTGCTCAGTCCGTTTCTAGCTGTGTTGGCAATGTTTGAAAAGACGCTCTGCGCTTTACTGCGTATAGCTGCAAACGATGACTGCACATTATTAGATGCGCCGTCCATATCGCTGCCGATAGACTTCGACACGTTCTGCGCCTTGTTCTGGATCTGGCTGAGTGAAGACTGCGCCTTATTTACGCCGTCAATAAAGCCATCAGCATTGACGGTGAATTTTGCGGAGAGTGTATAGTCACTTGCCATATATACCTCCTCTCATGTTTATTTCTGTTGATCTGATAGAGCCTTCTCAAGCGCGGCCATTTTTGCGCGCGCTTCTTTCGCGCTCATGGTCTTTTTGTCAGGCTTGTTTGCTTCAACCCACAGAAGCTCAGGCTCTTCGCTCTTCTTCTTGTAGCCGTTGGCGAGTGCGTTGGCTATTGCTTCATTGAGAAGCATCTGGTCAGACGCGACGCGGTCATGCTCAGCTACTTGAAGAAGGGCAATCTGAGCCGCTGTGAGCCTGTCAAACTCGTCCGGCGTCCACCCAAAGCGAACAGCCGCCCACGCCCACATTGCGTCACGCTCATAGCCTGTCAGCGGCTTCTGTGGCGCTTCTTGTGGTTGGTTGGCCTGTTGTTTGTTTGTGGATGGTCTGACCCAGCGCGGGCTCACCAGATCTACTGGAATAAAAAACCGCAGTCCTTCATGAGTGAGTCGCTTACGGCTTCAATCATCTGAGCGTAGCCGTGCTCCTGCAGGTACTTTCCAGCAAGCTCGATGGCCTGTGTTGGATTGACCCATGCACTCTGGCCACTCTCACGGATGCCATACGCGAAGAGAGTCTTAGTCTCACGCAGGGTTGGCTGAGCGGTGAATACGGAAATAATGCTCTTGTTACCAATCGCACTCTCGGCCATCTCCACACGCTTCTCCGCGTAGAGAAGCTCGTATGTAGTACCGTCAACCTCGAAGGTGAAATCTGCCATTTCTTACTCCTTAACTAATAAAAAAGGGGCAGCCGAAGCTACCCCGTGATTGCGTTTGTGGACGCCTATCGTCCTGTTGGCTTGGTGATTGCCTTAGCCTTTGCGGCTGCGTCAATATCGAACCACGTCCACTTGCCTGTGCCTGTGAGAGATACAGACGCGGTGCGTACATCGTCGGTTGGCGAGTCAGCCTCGTACTTGGTAACGATGACAGCGCCGCCGCCGATTGGCGTGAAGTCTGTATTGTCCAGGAACTCCTTGACGCACAGAATAGTGCCGTCGGCAAGTGCCTGGCGGAACAATTTATCGCTCTCAGCGTCCTTGACGGCCACCGTATCAACGGAAACCTCGAAGGAACGAGTAGATGCGCGGTTAACCTTCCAAGCACCACGAGAAGACTTTGTGGAGACGCTCGTAGTATCAGCGGAGAGTGATACCTTGTGAGACTTCTCGCCAGCGATTGCGAGAAGCTTAGAACCGTCTGCGCTGAATACACCGAGCAGGACCTCTGCGCCGTTTACAGCGTTCACGCCACCGGCGGAGACGTCGCAATATGCACCACTATCGAATGCAGTTGAATCTGGCATAGTAATGCCCCTTTCTACTTAATAATCAGACCATAGGAGACGACCACCTCAAACGGCACAATCGCGTGCCATTCTCCTGTTTCGTCTCGCTTGATTGTGTTTAGACCGTTATCCGTTTGACGGATGACCTGGAACGGACAAGCCAAACTAATTGGCTGGCTCATAGCTTCTTCTAGAGCCGTCACCATCTTGAATATCTCCTCGCGCGTCCTGGACGGCTTAGAGATTGCGTGAAGCTCGATGGTGTAGACATCCAGCCACATTGTTTTAGTTTTGTCCGGACGAACTGAGAGTGCGCCGACGGAATAAAGAGGAGAGGGTTCTTTATTCGCGTCAGTCACACATTTAACGCCCGTGCCTTCTTTGACACGTGCCACAACCGCCGCGACAAAGTCGTCAAGCGGGAGTCGCCTTAGTGCTTGCCTCATAAGCCCTTACTCCTTAGATACTCGCCGCACCGCTTCTTTAGAACAGCGCGCGCCGCCTTGATTTCCGTAGCAAAGAAGTGCTGACCTTCCACGAATGGTGCCTTTAGGCGCTTGCCAAGCTTCGGAACGTACTGACCAACGTTTTGACGGTGGCCATACTCAACATGCGGAGCGTACTCGCCTGTGTAGCCAATCTCTCCTTCGCCACCTTTGACACTCTGGCGAATGGATCCAATCAACTCGCCCGTGTCTCTCGGTGTGGTTGCGCGTAGGTCTTCGGCTATCTCATTTATGGTGCGCTTCATAACAACTTCAGGCTTGATGTTTGCAAGCTCTTTCAGTGCGTCGCCAAGTCCGCCATCGTCAAACTCCAAGCGAACACTAGGCATACGCATCACCCTTTAGCTTCTTCAGTGACAGAACGCGGCGGCGTCCGAAGTCGTTCACATGGATGACCTCATAGACGTCGCCAGCGTCAATCACGGGAAAGCGTACAAGAGACGCGCGAAGGGCAAGCTCGGCGGGAACTGTCGTGATAAGCGTCAAATCACACGCCGCGTAGTCGTTGCCTTCGTTTACCGTCTCAACAAGGGACGCGGGGCATACCCTCGCCCGGGTGGTTGTAAGCACCCGGCGCGAGAGCACGCGATTGCCTAGTTTGTCGCGCGCATCGGTGTCCGCGAGTTCAATCAACTCGCACATCCGCCACTTCATACGAACCTCACCTTTGGGAACTGCAGAGCGGCGGTATTGTCCGCCCTAGCAATCTCGGCCAAGGCGGAAAGCTCCGCGGTGTACTCCGCGAGAAGGTCGTCCACAAACTGAAGGGACAAGGTTCCGCCCTGTCCCTCCGCCTCCTGCGTGATGCCTTCATCGAATCGGCGATTCACCGCCTTGACGGTTGCATCGACCACAAGGGACTCGGCTGTGGTGGGTAGCGTGGACACGCCAACGCGCAAACAGATGCGGTCTGTGAGCGTATGCGTGACCTCTTCCAGCCACTTATCGCTCGGCTTATCCTCGACCGCTTCGAGTCGTGTCTTGACACGATCTAATACGCTCATACGCTCACCTCCTTACTCGTGAATTAGACGGTTGCCTTAATCTCAGCCTTGACAACGCCGTCGGTAATCTCTGGGAAGATCTTGACGCCAGACATAACAAGCGTGTCGCAAGTTGCGTTATTGGTGTTGATATTGTGAGTAATACCAACGAAGCCAGTAGCGTCGGAGGTCAGGCCGAAGGTGGAAGCAAGGTCAGAACCATTTGCTGGGATATATGCCAGGTTAAGGTTCATGGCTGCAGTACCAAAGAGAGTACCTGCCCTAACCGCGGAAGAGGTGATTGCAGTACCCAGGCCAAGGAAGTCCTTGAGGTAAGTGATGCCTGCAGCGTTCTGGGTGGTTACGGTTGCGGTGCCGAGGTAATCAGCCACATCGAGAGGGTTGACGAAGAAGACGAATGGGTTGGCTGCGTCAGTATCGAATCCGTCGTAGCCCTCAAACTTAGCGGTAAGAGTTGCCCAGAGGTTGGCCATAGCAGCCTGCAGGGTCTTGCCGTTCTTTGCTGCAGCTGTGGTGGTTGCGACGCTTGCAATCAGATCACTGCGAATACCATTCTGGATGGTGCCAATAAGCTGAGCGTCAGCTTCATTGATTGCACGATCACGTCCACGAAGCTGGATAGCTTCGGCAGAGGTTACACGGCGATACTTCTTAAGAGGAAGCTCGATGGTCTGGTCAAGCTGACGCTTGATGTTAGACGCTGGAATGGTGTCACCCTCAGCAACTACGCCATTCTTAACGTCCTTCACGAACTTGTAGGTCTTGATGGTGCCGCCCTGTGGTACTGGGATGAGGTTGGTAATACCGAGAGCCTTCTGAAGCTCCTGGATGCCCTTGGAGAATCGGTTGACGTAATCAATAGAAATCTCAGGAGCGATGTCGGTCTTTATGGTAAGTCCTGTTTCTGCTGGCATAATGTGCCACCTTTCTTAGTGTTAAATAAACAATCCGATGTTGTCGCGGATGGCTGCCTGGCGAGCGATTGGGTCCTTGATGGCCAAGATCTCTTCTTTGGTCATCGTCTTAGTGGCCACACCCGCCGCAGGAGCTTTGCCCGCGAGTTGTTTCTTCACGGCATCTTCTACGGCCGCCGCGAAAGCCGTTGAGAAAGCGTCAACGGACGCCTTTGTTTCCTCCGCAGTATCACCCACTAAACGCGTGAGAATGTCATCGCTGACCGCGATACCTTGCTCAGAGAGTTGACGACGAGACTCAGCCACCATCGCGTTTACTGTGTCGCGACGCTTGTACTCGTCAAGCTCCTTCTGGACCTTGTCACGTTCGTACTCTGCTTTTTGCTGAGCGTTCATCTCAGCCAGCTTTGCAGCTTCCTCAACCTTTGCGGCTTGCTGCTTTTCCCACTTCGCGAGACGCTTGGAGACAATCTCGTCAACATCAGCGTCCGTGTACTTTGGCTGCTGCTTGTTGTCCTGCTTTGGCTCTGTCTGTGTGGTGGTAGTCACGTCCTTGTTAGCGCCCTCGCCATCCACTACAGGAGCTTGAGTCTGCTTAGTCTCCTCTGTGGTCTCTGTGGTTGTTGCTGCGTTAGTTTCTGCACCCATTGTTTTTCTCCTAATCCCCGGCGCTCCCAGGCGCGTCGGCGTGCCTTTTCTCCTTAGCTTTTAGCGACATCAAAGCTTGGTCGATGCATTAAAAAAGCGACCGTCTAGTCGCTTTCAATACACAGTTCAACAATTTTCTCTAGTACCTCGTCCGTGGGACATCCACGGCAACGCATGAGCTCGCGCTCCCCTGCGTCCACTACACACACCGTCGGAAGGTGAGTGATGCTCTTCGCGTCCTTGGACCTTGGTGAGCAGTCAACGTCAATAATCTCGTACTCAATATCCTCTTCAGATAAAGCCGGCACTATACGCTTAATAGTCCCGCGACAGATGCTGCACCACTCGGCCATGTAGATAACTACTCGCGCCATATTCTCACCTCCTTAGCGGTCTAACAAAAAAGCCACCCGGAGGTGGCTTTAACTCAAAGCTTAATAAAGGTGTTTAGGCAGTGGCAGTGCTTCGCGCCGCTTCCTCTTTAGCAAAATGCTTCATGATTTCTCTTTCACAAAACTGTGCGAAGTCAGGGCGTTGGTAGTTCTGGTGAAGTAATTCTTCCATAAAAAAACATTCTGCACGCCAAAGCTTTCGCTCAGTCTCGTCCAGCGCATCGACAATCATTTCATATGGATTGAAAAGAGTATCAGCATCAGGATACTTATTTATTTTGCCTTTAAGCTCGTCGTATCTTTTCTTAACCTCAGCGTAAATGCTCAATGCGCACCCCCAATAAATTCTCGAAAGCTTCTAGCAGTTTTTTCTCGCTGTCATCCTTACGTGAAGACATCAAGTACTGGATTGTATCTACATCGATAGTATACTCAGGAGCAGGGTTGCCGACAACCTCAAACCGGTAAATGGTACCGTCATGCGCAGCGATAACTCCAAACTTTGCTCCCGTCGAAATAAGGCTTCGAATATCAGAAGCTGATGGAAGGGAGCTTCCAGGATGATTGTGAAGTATGCTTACTGCATGACCCTCTTCCACTACATCATGTATCTTCTTTGCTATTTCTTCAGTTGGCTTTACTCCAAATGGTTTCTGATAGATGACTACGCTGCCGATTCTCGTGCTGTCTGTCAGGTCGTAAACGTACAGGTCTTCATACGGCGTGCCGCTTCTATGCGACAGCATGCGCTCAATATCCTGCTGAACCGTATCAGACAGCTCTCCAAACATCTGCCTAACATGAGACCTATAAGTCTTAGACTTGATTTTCTCCATATCGACGGAAAGATTTTCTCTTTCTTTTTTCCAGTTTTCATCCTCGCCTTCGCCCTCGTGAATGCCTAAGACTTCTTGGACTTTGTCTCGGTCTATCTGTTCAGATTCCCAGGCGTCCCAATCGTCCACAGCTGGCGCAATCTGACAACGGCAATATGGGTGGAGCGGTGGGAAGTTCACGCCCACCTGCATATCCTCAAAGCGAAACGTAGATCCATTCACACCTTCGCACTCTTCACAAGCGCGCTCGTCATGCACCACCTCGATGGTGTAAGAGTCAAAGCCTTCACGCTTCAACTCTTCAACCTGCGCCATGCGCGAGACGTAGGTGCCCTCGGTGTAGACCAGGCGCATGAGCGATGACTGCGGAACGTCCACAAAACGCTTCTCGAGCGCCTTCGCGATTCGCTGGTACGAGTCACCGCGCGCGAGAGCCTTCGACATATCCTGCGCAACGTATGACGCGAGAGTCTCCGTGTTATCCCAGATGCGCTGAGAATATGACGTGTTACCCGTCCACACAGTATCGACAAAACGGCGAACCGCGTCAGAGTCCATGCTGTAGAACGCTCGACCAAACCCCATCGCTTCAGCCGCCGTGTTTGCACCGCGTAGAGACTGTCGCAGGATGTGGTTGTCGATGCGTTGAACCACGTCACCTGTTGCTTGGTAGAGGTGTAAGCGTGCAGACGCCTGTAAGCCTTCGAGCCTGTTCAGTTGGTAGATACTCTTACGCACATCCACAATAGACTGCATATCCGGGTGCTGGCGCAAAAACTCGTCACAGTCGCGAATAAGAAGCTCGCGGTCTTTATGGTCCATCGTCTCCATAAGGCGGCGATACTCCAGGACGCCATTCTCACCGTAGCGCTGATAGTACTCCGCAATCTCGCGATTCAAACGGCGAAGCTCGCTCTCGTAGGCGTTATGGACGCGTATCGACAAAGCGCGTTCGTCTTTCTCCATCGCTGCGTCAGCGAGTGTTTGGCGGCTATGCCAATACGAGTCCATGTTGCTCCTTAGTTATTGTTTTCGTTCGTACGGTCTGGGACCATCTGCGCGGCCTGCTCGGCGCGCTCGTCGGCCATGCGCTGCATTTCAGCCTGTGGCGAATCAACACACGACAGAACGGACAGCTGTGTCTCCTCGGATGTAATGCCGGAGAGGTTGCCCGCAATCTGAGACTCTTCAAGCAAGTTCGATGGCAGGTTGCGCGTGAAGGTAGCGCGGACGGTGGTCCATGCCTTAGCGTCTAGGCGTGTGTTTCCTGCGTAATTACAGAGCAGCTTCCAGCGTCTAGAAAGTGAGCGGCGGAACTTTCGCTGCTTTACTACGGCGATATCACTCATAGCTTGAAGGCGATACTTGATAGCAATGCCGGAGCTGGTATCGAACTTCTCGCTTGAGAGGTCTGACACCATCGATAGAACGAAGATAAGACGCTCCACGCGATCAATGAAGTTTTCCTGCGTGCCGTCTGCGTCAGGCTTAGACAGGAACTCAACGGTGACGTTTGCCGCGTCCCTGGAGTCTAGGTTGATGATGCGCGAGTCTCTCAGACTCTGCAGCGTCTGGTCGTCCAGGCGCGCGCCGAGAATCTTCAGATATGCGTCAGCGTAATACTCGACATCGTTGGCCTTCTCGGAGATGGCCTTGTTGTACGCGTTAATGAGCGACATAACGCCCTCGAATAAGCCAAGGTGCTCCTCATTGTCTACATACTCAACCACAGGCACACCGTCAAAGCCGTGAATGACAGGCTCACCGAAGATGACCTTCGAGCCGTCCATCACGAACGGCGTCTCGAACATGGAATCGTAGAGCGTGCCGCGGAGTGTGTCGCGCTCATTGTCGAAAAGGTTATCGTCCAACCAGAAGCGCACCGCGTAGATGATGTCATTCTCTACCGTATCATCGCGAACAACGAAGCAATTCATTGGTGTCACGGAGCAAGAACGCGCGAAGGCTTCCTCGTCGCGCCACATGAGCTCATATCCTGCGCCATAGATATCCGCTAACTTGGAAAGCTCAGCGTCTAGGTCGTCGGAGTCGTTGACCGCGCTCCACACATCCAAATACTCCGCGAACGCTTCATCGTCGGCGGTAGTGCGAATAGGAACGCCCAGAAAGTAGCCGACCATGGAGTCCACGATCTGCTTGGCGAAGTTGGCCACGAGCCTATTATCCGGCTTGTATTCCGCCTTTTCCTTCTGGTGCAGAATGTCGTGGTCGCCCTCGTATGCTTTGCGAAGGCTGGCCAAGCGGTTAACCTGCTTTGTGCGGTAGTCCACCAGAAGCTTGCCAAGAAGCTCCGCGGTCATCTGTGTGTCCTTTGGTAGGCGATAGCCGCCCCTTGGCTCAAACGTGGAAGCGTTTGCTCCCTTAACGTCAGCACTCACTAAATGCCTCCTCTAAATAGTCGAATGGTCGGCGCGTTATCGTGCAAGCGAATAGCGCACGAGAGAGAGTCAGGCGCGTCATCGTGCTCCGCTCCCTCGGTGAAGTCCATGACTTCGTTCCAGTAATCGACGCTGGCTTCGCGGACACTCTCAAGCCTGGACAGCTTGGACCAAGTGCCGCGACCGTACGTCGCAATCTTGATGAACTTGTTTGCAGTCTCTGAGTACGTGTGAACGGGCAGCCCGTACCCGTCGAGCTTGTCGGCCACGTACCCCTTATCCGCGTTCTTCTCCATGTAGACCGTGCCAAGTCTCAGCTCGCGGTGTAACTCCAGGATGCGCGCCATACACTTATCGACGTGCGTCTCGCGGTACAGCTCACCATGAACGTAAGCTTTATCGTCCACCCACTTGATACACGTGATGGCCGTACCGTCTGAACCGCCGTAGGCCGCATCCACATGCATAATGCCATCGTAGAGAAGGCTCTCGTCTTTGAAGGTCTTACAATCGCCCTCGAAGACCACGCCTTCCTCGGCCACGTGACGCAGCTCGTAGTTAGCCGCGAAGAGTGAGTGCGTCATTGACGCCTTCAGTTCCGTAGCCACGTCCACACTCACGAGCCCCGTGGTATCCCATGGCCACTTCTCAGCGGGCGGCATGATGGTGAACGCGTCGTCTTTGTGCCATGGGGTTCCCGTGTTGATGATGCGTCCGCCGCGGTTCTTGACGTTCTGCAGCTCACGGTAAATCTGCTTTGTACGCTCACGCTCAGCACGGCTCACGCGGTCACGCAATGTGACGATGTCGTCCGTAAAGATGATGTCCCAGTGCTTACCAGTAAGCGAACCACCAATGCCGATGCCCGTCAGTTGAGGGGACCCGGAGACGTTACACGCCAGGCTTGTCGAGATTGCTGTAGAGCTTGCCGTGGTCAGTTTCAGTGGTTGACCATAGATACTCTGCGCAATCTCCTGAGTGAGCGGATGCTCAACCATGCGCTTGACCGCCGCGAGTACTTCCGCGACGTCATTCTCGCCTTTGCGTTGGAATCCCACCGTTAAGTCCGGACGCGTGAGCAATATCAGCCACAGAGCCACCTCGACGCAGGTCGTCTTGTATGAACCACGATGCGACTGAAGCGTCATGTCGCCCGTGCCAAAGACCATCTCATGGATCCATCTGTCGTGAAGTCCTTCGCGCAGAAGGTCGTAACCTAGCTCATGTGCCAAGCGAACTGGGTGCTTGGCTATAAGCGTCGCGAGTGCTCTATTTGTCTCCATCACTCTCTACCTCGTCGAGCAAGCTCTTAAACGCGGCGCTAGCTTCCTTAGCGTTAGCGGATACTTCCATCTGCTGCACGGGCTTCTGTCCGGAAGAATCGCGCACGAACTCAGCCGCGCGGACGTCTCCTTCGAGTGCCTGGGCGAGCATGGCAAGCGCCATGGCTTCGCTGGCGGTCACGTTCTTACCCGTGAGCCCCGCGATAGTGGACGCCTGGGACAGCTTGCCCGGCTTCATCGGCATGGCCAAGAGATCTAGAAGCGTCTCGCGAATCTCGCGCCTGCGCTTCTGAACCGCGTTAGACTTTGCGGCGCCCTTCTTGCCTATCTCGCTCAGCTCCGCCTTGGTGCGCTGACTGTTAGGCGTTAAGTTCTTCGCCGCGTTCGGATTGTTTAGTCTTGCCATTCGTGAATAAACTCCTTCACTTATGCATAAAAATGAATATTGAGCTAACAAAAAAGCGCCCTCATTTCTGAGAGCGCCCGAGTCGCTTTGCTAACTTTCGTACATTCCTACGGTATCAAAATACCACGTTTTAATATGAATATAACTGCAAGATTATGCATGATTTATGAATATTCTTCTTGCTTTATACACATCCTAGCAATACCCACCGTGTTTGTAAACTCCAAAGAACGTTCGCGCAGGATAAACGCTTGACGCATGGAAACGTGCGCCCTCTTGGCTGTCTCCGCCCACGTGTAACCTTCGACGAAATACAACTGCATCACAAGGGCCGCGTCTTGGCCGAGTTCTTCGCCGATTGTGTTGCACGCGGTGTAACCGTCAAGAATGACGCTCTCCAATTCGTCCAACAAACCCTCTAGAAACGCCTGTGCGGTCATTTCCGCTATGCTTACGCGTGCCGTCGGGTCAGAAGTCGAATTCTTAGCTCCTGCGCCGCCAGAAGCCTTCAGGGGTTCTCTAACGGCGTTTAACCTGTTGCGAGCGCTTTTAATGTCTTTCGCGGCCTGCCTAACACTCTCCCACCATTCCAGCCCAGTCATGCCACTACCTCGCCTTTTCCTATAATTCCTCGACCGAGAAATAGATGCCCATGATGTCAGCGTAGCCTTTGTCGAGACTTTCGCTGCAGATAAAGCGGTCGTCTTCAATTATTCCACACCTGGTCAGGCAGTCTTCAAACGTCTTCAGCATGTTCGACATGTCCGGCTTCTCCGTCATGGGGCTGCCATCGGGATGCTTGGGACTCGCAGGGAAGCACCACTTCACCACGCAACGCAGTGGCCCGGTGAGCGGCTGGAAATTCTCCGACACCTTCGTGACCGACTTCAGCCACACGCAAATCAGATCCTCCGCGGTCTTCAGTTCGTCGGACTTACGGATGGCGGCGTGCATTCCCTTACCACCGCCCACGATGTACGCCACAAGGGCGTTATGCGTCACGCTCGGCGGCTTCATGGGCAGAAATGCCGACACACGCCTTTTCGCGTCTTGTGCGGGCTCTGCGTGCCTTGTACGGCCGCCCGCACTTCTTCTTGGGTCAACCACATCAATCAATCTCCTCATCGTGAATCGTGAATCGTGAATCTCGAAAAATGGAACCGCGCCAATTACGCGGGCGCGCGCGGAAATGTTCAAGAGCTTGTGGCAAACGCACCCTAGCACTAGCCTCAGCGTACAAGGGGCGTTTGGCGCGCGCCCTTGGCGCCAAACCCCTGTGCTAAGGGTGCATTGTCCAAGGATTGAATACGAAAAAATCACCATTACCACCAAAATCGGCTTATATACCTATATAAGCGGTGCGCCGTTTTTGGTGGTAACTACTCATTTGGGTCATCCAAAAAGCCGCTTTCTGCTTCTTTAACTGCGTCGATGTACATCGTCATCATGCGAGTGCGGCCTCGTGAGCCCTCAACCTCAATTTTGCGCTTTTCGATGGCGCACCAATCGCTGTCCGCCCACCTTTGAATGTTCCGAATGTTTGGCTTCACTTCATACCCCTCTGGGTCTATACGCGTGCCGATTCGTTCGAGCAGATCCTCTTGGGTGACGTATCCATTCTTGTCCGCGCAACCATCGGCCACCGCCGCATCGTAAGCGTCCTGCATGAGCTCCGCCGCTTCCTTCTGGATGCGGTGGTTCTTTGCCAACTTGCTCTCGCGTCCCTTGGCGAACGGGTCAGCGCCTTCCGTCTCAAACTTGGCGAGCATGCCCGTTGGGTCGTCGTAGAACCTCGGCCACTTGAAGATGACGTCGCGCTCTGGCGGTGTAGGAAAGCTCCTTGTGGTCATGGATACGCGATACGTCGGACAATCGTTCAAGCGTGTGCGGCGAAACTCCTCCGGAATCTCCAGCGGTGTGAAGTCACACATTGAGTCCGCATCACGTGCATAAACGCCAGAACCGCTCATGCGGTCCATTGCCTTCTTCTGGCCGGCCGTACCCTTTGGATGGTGATGCGCATAAACAACAGCGCATCCGCACTCCTCGGTGATACGGTCGATGGCGTTGGTGAACTCTGCAACCATGCGCGAATCGTTATCGTCTCCGCCGTTGACCTTGTAGACCGGGTCAACGATGACCATGGTGAAAAAACCCTTCTCGCCACGTGCCAAAGCACGGCGAATCAGAATGGGCGTTAAGTCCTTCATAAGGCGAGCCTTACCGCGCAAATTCCATGAATAAAAATTGGTCTTTAAATCATCGAGTGCGCCAGGCTGTTTATCGCCATGACGAGCATCCCAAACCGTGTGAAGGCGCTGTCTAAACTCGTTCGCTTCAATCTCTAGGTTTACGTATAAAACGCGCCCTTTGATACATGGCATACCCAGCCACGTGCTACCCGTGCAGACCGCTTCCGCTAAGTCAATGAGCGCGTAGGATTTACCCATCTTAGAGTCGCCCGTGAGAATCATCTTCTGGCCCTGGCGCAGAAGTCCCGCGCCCTCGATACCGATAAGCGGAGCGTTCAACTCCACAGGCTCGTCCCAGTCTGAACAGTCGGCTTCGTCCGGTAAATCATCTTCTGACTCGTCCGCCCACTTCTCCCATTCGTCCCAGTCCTTGCAGCCAATGTTGAGCTTTAGAAGTCTCTGACGATTCTCGCCACGCGTGATGCCTGGCATACGTGAGAGACGGCTGGGATTCTTGTTGGCCATGTCTGGCGAAAACTTACGACGGGCGCAGAACTGATAGAGCTTTTCTACGCGCTTCCTGTACAAGTTTTCGTCGGTGCCTGCATCAATGTGAACAATAGCGTGAACGCTTTTATTGCCGCTTGATACCACGGCCACGCATGGAAGCTTCATCGCCTGGATCATGCCAAGCTGTTTTTCTACTTCTAGCGTGTCGGACTCAACAAGTGCGTATCTAAACTCGGTAATGTTCTGGTTGGAGCGGCCCTTACCGTCAACCGGATTAAAGCAAATCCATGCGCCAGCTTCCGGGTTCCAATCGCCCAGTACTTTGCCTAAGTCTCCGTCGCACTTGGCGAGCTCCTCTCGAAGCTCGCCTGCGTTTCTGTCCCAATGGCCGCGTTTTGGCATATACTTGCCGTCTTTTTCATAGACCTCATTGACGTAGCACACACGGTCGGAATCCTCAAACACTGCCGCCAGGTAGTCCGTCAAGTCCTTAGCCTGGTCCCACTCGCCGTCCATGACATCAACGTCAACCTCGTCCGCCCAGTCTGGTGTAATGCCGAAGGCGTCGCCCGGGTCAATGATTTCATCATCCCATCCAATGGCGTAACTTTTCACACCTGGAGACCATCCACGAGCGCGCGCGAACGCTATGATGGTTCCGCTTTTAACGCGTGACGGTGAGCGACCGAAACTCTTCCATTTACGCTCGCACTCGCCCTCGTGGTAGCGGTAGATGTCCATGCGGCTCCATGCATCCCAATCCTGCCATGTAAAGCCTGACTCATGGAGCGCCATGCCACAGTCCACCCACTGTTGGTAATCAAGCTCGGAGGGATCTATCCAACTAAGCGCTTCCAGGAGGTCTTTGTGGTCGTCTTTATTTTCCATAGTTATTCACCACATCTACAAGAGCACGATAGAAAGGCCTGATTTTTACGAATACCATATCCAGCGACATATCGATGACCTCAATACCGCACGCCTCGGCCACGCGGTTTTCAATCTGCGCGCCTTTGCTCTTTGGCCATCCAGGAAGAAGAATCATCACTTCATACATCGGATAATAAGGCTCGTCTTCGCCGTCTCGGACTCTAAGCGATAGAGCCTGTAGACATGTGGCCATGGCGGCCTCGTATGGAGAGTCAGAAGGTATCTCTGTGGCTGGGTTGAACACCATGCCGTCGCTTACCTTGCTCAGAACTTTCTCCACAAAGATGAAGGGGTATTTGTACCCCTTCACGCCCGTGATTGGTCCAGACAGGTACACGTTTCTACCCTTCAAAAAATGAAGGTCGCTCTCCGTGACACTTTCTGCAGCAAGCTCCGCGAGCTTGTCTGTATATTCATCGAGGTTCATCATTTCAATACATCTCCTAGTCCTAGATTTGCGGACAGATCTGCGAGCTCGTCGAATCTTGTCTTTGCTTCTTCGTTAGCGAGTGGGCCGTTGATGAAGTCTTCCGCGTACTTCAGCGCATCCTCTGCGCTTTCCTTCTTGGCTACTGAGGCAATGGTGCAAAGTGCCGCGGTAAATCCTGCGTCGAAGCCTTCTTCGCGGCCAATGTTATAGAAGTCTTTAGATATCGCCTTCAGAAGCTCAGCATCGAATGCAGACATTCCGATTTCTTCAAGATCCATTAGTCTCTCCTTAGTGGCGTGCTTGCTACCATCGCGACAATAATTGCGATAACTCCAATACCAGCAACAACCGCAACATTTTGAGTGTCACCAGTTGCAGGTAGTACAGCCTTTTTCTTTACCTTCTTAACCTTCTTGGCTGGCTTTGCTGGCTCGGGCTTAGGCTGTGGCTGTGGCTCTGGGTCACTATCCTGTGGCGTTGGTGTTGGCTCGGGTGTAGGTGCTGGAGTTGGTGGTGTCTCGGGGTCGGGCTGTGGCTCGGGTGTTACTGGCTCAGTTGGCTGTGGTCGATTGTCACCGTTGCCGTTGCCGCCGCTTTCCTGGCTTACGTATTGATATCGTGAGCCCTGCGTGGTTTCACGGCTCTTTAGCTGGATAGAGTTCGAAGTCGTCTCTGTCCCCTCGGTCTCGTAGTACATGAAGTACTGGTTGCCTTGGAAGTCAACGCTGGACAAGTCCCACGTGAACGTATTGCCGCTAATAATTGGCTCGGGAACGCTTACGCGTACCCAGCTTGTGGGGTCAATGTTGCTGTATGCATCCATGTGAACGCGGTAGAGCCTAAACGAGCCAGGGATAATGCGTGTACCGTCCTGCGCGGTATCCTCTAGCACAACGTTAGTAAGTGACTCCGCTGCGTGGTTGAGCCTGACTGACCACTCGACCGTGCCGTGGT